CCAACGTCTTGTATCGAATCATCTCCGCAGTAGTACCATAGTACTTACTCTGCAGATCTGCAACAACCGGGATCTTAACAGCCTCGAGCACGGAATCAATAAGCATCGCTTGAACTCCAATCGGAAAGTACATGTGATTGTCGACGGTGAACTGTCGTAACTTTCCCCAGGCATCTGCCTCTTTTATGGGGATCGTCTTCGCATACTGATAGAGTTTCGTGTAATACTCTGTCTTGATCAGAGGAAGCTTCTTGGGCATCGCACGTTTCAACCGACGCAAGGGCATCATGTCTGGCATGCTAAGGGCAACGTACGAATTGGTACTCAACTGAAAGCGACTCCAACACTGAACATGAGAATTCAACCGTGAATCGATGATTGATCCATGAATGGCCAACAAACCATGCTTGTCAGAAATGGTGTTAGCCAAAAGCAAGCCAGGATCAGCAGGTTGTTCATACTTCCCTCCCAAATGACCCTCTGGAATGTACACCAAAGTGCCGTCATCAGCATAATGGAACTGATACAGCGTAGGATCAGGAGACGCATCCGCAATGAGTGAAACCAATGGGTAAACATGAGTCAGATAGACAAACATGACTTTCGGGTTCTTCAGGAAAAATTTCCACAAGAAACTCTCAGTCAAGTAATGTCCACTATCATGAAATATAACCGTAGGCGTGATAATCTCAGGTAGTCGGAAAACGCTCTCAGGGACAGAACTCGTGCCTGCAAATCTCGAATGATCTTTCATGTCAATGATGGGATTCACATGTGTAGCCTTGTACTCGCGACCCAAACTTCGCAATCCGGTTTCTAACATTCCCCAATTGGCTTGTCCCATGGAAACAGTCGTGTAATCCGATTTCACGTGCTTCGGCAACTCCTCATAGCACTGAATCCGTCGAATAGCAGCATGGATTGGATGATCATGGGTGTCAGCATTCGTTTCAGACCAAGGGATCTTCAACTCAGACGCGTGGTGTTGATTGGCGGCCGGGATTGCCCATGGGCAAATCTTGTTCACCCGACCCAATGCATCAGTCACCTTCGCACTCACAGCATTTTGCAAGTTCATCTGTACTGTGGGGTTGTTCAAAGCTCTCATGGCAGAATCAGCGGGAGCAGTGTCTGGTTTTCCAACCAACTTGACTTGTGACTCCGCTTTCATCTTCGTCCAGAAAACATGCTCAGGATCATAACCGGGCCTTCGACTAGAAACCACATCTTCAACATGAATGTCTCCGTCTTCTTGATAGTTCCACTTCACGAACAAGGCGTTCATGGTTCTTGGCATCGTCATTGACACGAAAGATTTGGAGCGGATGCTCA